GCAAGAAGATATCAAGTTGTACGCGATGTGGCCGGAACTCTCACTCATCCAATGACTGCTTTGCCCGGAATCACCTGGATGGGAGCTCAATTGCGTAAAACGGAATTCATACGATCACGAAAAGACGCAGAATATCCCCACCAGAAGACAAAATGTCCAGTCAACCGTATAAAGATCGTCTACCAGACGCATTGGTGAGAGACGAAGCAATACTCATTGGTGAGTACGTTGACATACTCAGCACCACTCGGGTTAGTTTCAGATGCAGATGTGGAACTATTCGCAATAAAGATGTTCGCGGCATATGCAAAAAAGGGGCGTTCTGCGAACCATGTATGGAAACACTGCGATTAGCAAGGATGAAGAAGACAAACCTTGAGAGATATAATGTCGAACATCCAATTCAAAATTCAACTATCAAGGATAAGATTGGTAACACCATGCTCGAAAGACACGGTGTTAAACATGCATTGCAGAGTAAAACCTTCAAGACCAAATCAGAGGATACGTGCATGAAAAATCACGGCGTAAAGAACCCATTTGAGTCTGACAAAATCAAGGATAAGATTAAGGAAACAAATAATGAAAGATATGGTGCAGATTACGGAGTTGAATCTGATATAGTCAAAGATAAGATCAAGGAGACAAACCTTGAAAAGTATGGATATACGTGTTCTCTTCTAAACCAAGTTGTTATGGACAGAATAAAAGCGACAAACCTTGAAAGATATAAGGTCGAACATCCATTCCAAAACATTACAGTCCAAGATAAGTTTAAGCAAACAAACCGCGAACGATATCAAGTTGACTATCCTGCTCAAAACCAAGAAGTCGCGGAGCGCACACAGAAGAACGCCAAGAAGTACAAGGAATATACGATGCCATCTGGGACAATTCGTAAGGTTCAAGGATACGAACCGTTCGCACTTAGGGATCTCCTCGAGATATACTCGGAAGAGCAGATCAAGTCAGACCGCAAGGATGTTCCTCATGTTCAATATGAAATGAACGGAAAGAAGAAGTACTACTTTCCGGATATATTCGTTCCACATGAGAACAAGATAATTGAAGTTAAGTCTCCGTTCACCTTGAAGTTGAAGCCAGAACAGATTCAGCTCAAAAAGAAGGCATGTGAAGAACAGGGATTTCGTTATGAGATTTGGTGTTTCGACGCAAAGGGCAATAGAGTTGAGCTACCATATATCTCTCAATCCATAACCATGCCAACCACAGACTAACCCTTCAACCCCCTCTCCCGTAACTCACGCTTCTGCTTCCGAAGCTCGGCGTTCAGTGCGCGTCGAGTAGGATTCCGCAGCACCTTGAACAGATGATGATGTTCGCGTAAATACTCACTCTTTTTCATGCGAATGGTCTTGTTGCGATGACTCCCTCCTGAAATTGATCGAAGACCGAGTCCCGGTTTACTTTCAATAACGTCTGGATAGTTCTTCTCGAGAACAGGGTTAATCTCTTCCTCGTCTGCCCATTTTTCAGCCATTTCTTCAGCCACGCATTTAACTACAAAGTCTGTAAGGGGCATTGTTGATGTCTTCTGATCATCGTCTACAAGTATTACCCGACGTTCGTGGAAGTATGGACTAACCGCCGTAGCTACAAGCTGGAAAACTTCTTCAACCGTAAATGTCCTCTCCATTACTCATCCACGAGATTACTTTAGCGCACGAACGGAGAGGATATACAGGAACAGCGCATTCACCACGCCCAGTATCAGCGCAGGAGCTGAACGCAGGAACAGCGCAAAGCCACGCTTGGGCGACACGGACATCACGTAGATCTCCATGAGAACCACAATGCCGGCCGAGATCGCGACCAGCCAGAAGATCACATAGTAATACGTCTCGATCGTATCATTCGACACCTTCTTCGTTAACTCCGATTCGTTCATTTACTTACTCTGATGAAGTTTTTCACGCAAATCAGTATCATGCTTCGGGTTTCCGTCCAGGAATGAATAGACCCGAGCCATCGCCCACTGTTCCTTACTTAACTTCCGGCTATACGGGGCATTCACGTTCTTCTTGAACGTGCCCTTCATTCGCACGGATCTCGGATTGGTCTTGTATGCCCCAATCCCTCGATCGTAGACCTGCTGGAGGATTGAACGCGAAATCTTTGACTTCTTGGCCAACTCACCCAGCGAGTATCCGCGAACCGTCATGTGGTGCTTGCGGAGAAACCGCTGCCTATGGGTGATCATTATTTACGAGCAAGATAGTTCTACCAACTAATGCCCTCCGCTGCCGAGTTGCGAGCATTATTTGATGATCATGCTAAATTAGATCGGTTTATCAAGAAGCTTGTAGAGCAGGTTGAATCAGTGGCGAAGTTCGGTGAACGCGATTTATATTTTACCATTCCCGACGGCCTCGAACGATCGGTGGTTGAGGCCGAACTACGCAAGACGTTCCCCGGATGCCGTCTTATCCGAGCTTGGTTCACGCGGCACTATACATTGAGTTGGGCGTAACGCTTCAATTATTGTGTTTTTGTCCTTCTCGGCCTGCACGTGCTGGCCACATCCATACTCAATCACCTGTGTCGGGCTGCCATTGATATAGAACAGTGTGATTTTGGAGTTAGTTAAATGGTCAGCTCCCAGCCAGACACCATGCAACCCCGAAAGTTCAACCTTTCGTCCCGCAACCTGAACTATGCGCGACATGCTGTTTATATATACATAGTTTACCGATTGCGACGAGTTTTGCGCGACTTCTTGGACTTCCCATGAGTCTTACGGCGCCCACCCTGTCGCTGGGTTGCTGCGTACCCTTCTCCAATCCCATGTGCACCGAGAGCAACAGCTTCACCAGTTGCCAAACGCGTGAGTGCCTGGTCCTTTGCATCCTGTGATCCCTGTGAGTACAACTGCATCGTCGCATACGTCTGGTAGAAGCCTAGACCAATTAGCGAGACGACAACGACTCCTGCGAATCCTGCAATCGCATATCCAGCTGTGGGAGAAAGTTGGATTGTCTGTGGGGGTGTTGACATTACTTATTGCGACGACGAGTTTTACACAGAACGGATGAATTGCCAGTGCAAGTACTCACAAATCTTAGACCAAATTTGATCATGGGCGATCAACCGATCACGTGATTTCAGTAATGGAAAGTACGGTAGATATTCATCCATATCGAGAAGTTCCATAAATTTATAAAGGATATACGAGTACGACAGGAAGTTCGTGCGGTCGTTCGGGCAATACAGCAAGAACGGGGCTTGAATCTCCTGGAACATCGCACGGATCTTCTCCTCAATCTCCGGTGTGATGGTGGGCGGCGGGTTTCCATTCAGCCGACTCAAAATATGGGCTGCATGCTCGTAATACTTGGACCGTCCAAGCTTCTTCAGAATCTCACGAATCTCCTTCTCCGTCAGATCAGCAATATTGTTGATGCGACGTTTACGGATTTCAAGCACAACCTCGTTCATCACCTCCTCAGGAATCATCGTCGACTCCTTCGCCTGAAACTGATTCAGGATCTCATTGAGGTGGTTGATCTTCTTGTAGGCGTAATTGTTACGCTCCTTCGGAGGATCGCGGAACGAAGGGAAGTCAGACACAACGAGCGAATACTCTTCTGACCCGCACTTCGGACACACAAGAATTCCTTCAGAGCTGATCTCCTCTCGAGCAACGTTACATGCGTTACAGTGTTCCGTCATCTGCTGCGTGACCTCTGGTGCATTTCCCAGCTTCATTCGCGCAACATATTCGTCAAACATCTGCTTCTTGGTCATACCTGCCTCCACTGGAGCAGCTGCTGTGAAGAATTTCATGAATGTGGTTGTATCTTTGGTTTGTGTAGTCTGTGTAGGGCGATTGTAATAGTCCATGAGGATGTCCATGTTTTTCATGTAATAGTCCTCCACCGGATTGGCCCTAGCAAGCTCAGTTTCAATTTCGCGAATCCTTGTCTCCCAGCCGCTGCATGACACAACGTCCGCGATTTCATTTGAAGAGCGAAGAGACTCCACTCTATTGCGTAACTCAGCCGCCTCTGCTTCCAGAGCGCTCGACTGCAACTTAGCCTCCCGAAGGCTAGATACGATATCCTGGTGAACAGAATCAAGTGTTCCCATTGACGTTGGTTCTGTTTCGCGTGTCTTTCTCACTCTGAACACGTCCATATAGTTCGTCCTCCACCTGCTTCATGAAAGCAGAATTCTCACAAACAAGGGGGCGCTGCTTTCTAACCGCAGACAAAAGCGTCCTGAAATCGATCCCAAAGTTCTTGCACACAAACGTCAAGACCAAATACGCGGACCGATTCACACCAGCCTTGCAGTGAACGTAGACGGTGCCATTTGTTGACCGTAAAAACAGTCTCATCCAGCTCTCGAACTCTGGGTACCAATCGAGTATGTTCACTGCTTGACTATCAATTGCATGCAGCTCAGCATAGTGACCTGCGTGACGTGTTCTCCACCATTCTGGACAATCATCGGCAAATGCGCAATTGACCACGTGGGTAATGTTGTACTTGGCTGTAAAAAAGGGAGTTAACTGATGACCGGCGCCTAACAGGATGCGAGGGTACACCCATGCAGGTGACTGCATTGTCATAGTACTCATCATCCTAGAAAGCTTGTAATAACGACGTTAACAAAATGTGCGAGAACAACCGATGCGCCACCGATGACGGCTGCACCCTGATAGCTGACTACGCCATTTGAAGTGTAAGCAGAAGGGATGTACTGCAGGAGCAGGTTGCGCGGCGTAGCGAGCGACAGGACAAATGTAGCCACGAAGAAGGCCACATACAGCTGCAGGTTGCGAAACATGAACGTCATCGCCGGAAGTGACGGCTTGAATGACGGGACAATCGTCGCACTCGGCTGAGGGCTTGTCGACTCTGGATACACAGGAGGGGATGACTGAGGACCCTGCGGACTAGGGAGAAGGGCGTCAAGCGATGTTGCTCCTTCCATTGTTTATGATGAAGACGGGATTTCGCATTGTGCATCTTCCACGCGGTAGCGGTAGCATTTTCCATCAACCTTGACAACGCGATCCATTGTTTCCTTGACAGGTAGTGCTAAGGTCTTCATCACTCCATAGTGGCGATGAAAGATCAACACGGCCAATCCAAGTCCAATGATGAACGAAAAGAAGGGTGCACCCCGATGTAAAACATTGGTGATGGGGATCATTACTTCTGAGCAGCGAGGAGATTCAACGAATCGGGTTCCGCAGTGCACGGTACTTCGGTTGCCTCAAAGCGAACACATCCCGTTTCGGTATGAAAGACCTCTGGACTTCCAGGACTGGGAAGACCCGCCGTCTTACGAGTCGGTGGGATAAACACCGCGCTAATAATCATTCCAGTCAACAGTCCAGCGACGAGCCACTGTACCTGAATCATTGATTCTTATCCAGAAGAGTTTGAACAAGCGTGAACCAAACCAGAAACTGAACAAAGAAGGAGCTGACCGGAGTCAGTACCGCGAACGCTGAGAAGATGTACTTGACGATCCATCCGGGAATCGGCTCGGCACCACCGAGAAGGATCTGAAAGGGCTTCCCTAACAGGTTGCCATAGGTAAAGATGGTATACACGAGTACAGCCATAAACTTACCGAGCACGCCGAATTCATCGTGTAGGCTTCCATCAATCGCCCCCTTTCGAAACGCAAGCTCGAGATACTCCCACTGTTTGAACGCCCACAGAACAACCAATGCCCATACCAAGACAAGTCCAAACAAGTACTGACCCTTTGCTACCGTCAACCCCACACCCCACAGAATGTCTCCGGGCTTCTGGATGAACTTACCGATTGACGATCGTTCCCCGACGTCCACCTTTTCAGTAAGCGTATAACTGGCTGTGTGGTACGCTCCAGACTCATCTGTATAGTTGATGGTCAAGCGAGGCACTGCTAGCTTCAAGGATGGGTCATCGGCTGGAATCGAAATACGATGATCCTTTCGAAGGTCATCATCGAGTTTCTGGACTGCAAAATCAATGGCACCATAGTTGGCACCCTGTTGCTGAGTAACATAATCAGATACATCGATCTGCTGCCCGCCGACCGTATACTCGGCATTCAATATCAGAATGTCACCCATTGTTAAGAAGCAAACACGAGATTTGCAATCCCGCTCACGATTCGCAGGTAGTTGATAGACTCAACATAGACTCCAACGTTGTACGTGTAGGAAAAGATGATGTTGTTATTCGCAATCGTCTGGACGACAGAAAGAAGCTGATCAGGTGGGTAGATTAACGAACCTTCTGGGTTCGCAGGTGTTGGCGGATTCCTAGCTTGCGGGTCGGAAATGACAAGGGGATTCTGGCTCAGCGCAGTTGACTTAAGAATACATACGACCTGCTGGGTTGCACCCACTGAGGTCGGTAATGGTTGCTGCAGAGACACACGAAGCACAATCTTGTTGAACATGCTCGCATTCAACGCACCACTGGGTTGGTACTGATCGTTGTTCAGCGCAAACGAGTACATGTAGAGACCGGGCAGAGAAGACGGCTGCTCACCTGTCGTGTGCTTGTACTGTTGGATCAACGAGAAGTACTCCGTTGGCTTCTTTGCAAAGCGCTCGTTACCGTCCATCAACAGCGTTGCATCCGTAAGGACATTGCGCGGAGATACCGAAGAAACCTGGTACTGCCCAGAGGAGTACAGAAGGTCACCAGTCGTAGCTGTTATGTCTGAAAAGGGTGCTCGGTTTGTACTGGACCAATTCGTATAGTTATCCCAGTCATTCGTCAAGAGTCGATCGGAACGTTGAGCCGAGAAGACGATACGTGTAACCATGTTAAACATTGGAATCTCCAAATCAGTGTTCGCTCCATATTGGCCCTCTTTGATGGTCCGCCGTACCTGCTTCAATAGGAACGTTTGATCTGCAGTTGCAAGTTGGTTCATTTCCATATCGGTCAAATAGATGAAATTGCCTTCCAAGTACGGGTTTGCGTAGAATGTCGTAACCGATGCACTTGAAGAAAGACCTGTTGTGGTTGGAGGGGACAGAAACAGTCCAATTGGATAGTTACCTGTTGGCTGAATGCGCTGACCATACGATGCATTGGTTGATCCACCAACTGTTGCAGCTGACTGGTTGGTCTGGTCAACAGATGCAACTGTAACGGTTGATGCAATCGTGAATGATGTCGGCGATGGCACTGATGCGACCGTATATGATCCATTGAGAAGAACAGCAGTTCCCGTTAGTCTTTGAAGACTTACTCCAGATCCGACACTGAACCCATGCGGACTTGGAGTCGTCACAGTTACAGACGAACCAAATGACACAACGCTGCTAATGGAAATAACAACAGTAGCGGGGTTGACATCGATCACCGTATACAACTGATTGAGGGGTCGAAGCGTTACGTTGATATACACCTCCGAGTTCTGCAGAGAAACGAGAGGAAGAGCCACACCGGGATTCTCACAGAACCAAAAGTGAAGAGGAACTACAATCTGCCGTGAGCGAATCGATGGTTCTGGAGTGGTTGTGAATGGCATCGTTCCCGGAAGAGAGGACGGACTCACCGAGTGAGGGTACTGATTCGTACGATCATATGCATTAGCGGGATCATAGATCTCCGGAACATTTCCAACCATCTGGTTCACTACGCGGCGCTTTGCTGCATCATGTGTCATATAAGAGTACATCTTGAGCCATTCTCCGGTAAGAGTCTGAATCACAACATTATTCATTACGATATCAACATGGTCAATGAGGTTGTAGCCAATGTTCTTGATCCATTGAAATTCATAGCCAATTGCCGTACAGTTTGGGTCGTAGCCGCTTGGCGGAGATGACACACGTACCATAGGCGACCAGACATCGGGGAGTGTGATCATCAAATAGGTATCGTGCAAAAGCTGCGCATACCGATCAACCTTACAGCTCAATGTTCGAGTCTGGGTTGCATTGAAATCTAAATGTGATGAAGAGAAATCCATTCGGATCGATTCCATCGCGAAGTTCGTATACCTCCGATAGACAGACCTGAAATGGGTCATCGATGGATTTCCGTTGATAAGATGGTTCTGAGCCCCGACTTGGGACAATTGTATCAAGCCACCAGGCATTTGTATCTACACACGCTGATTGTTTAGACTAAAGAACCCGCTAAAGGAGTTGCACTTTGTGCGACAACACAGCAGTTATTGACAGTAGGGCGAACATTGGGTGTCGTCCACTGTGCACGAGGGGCGGGGCCAGGTGTGCTACTGGGTACGACGCTGATGGTCTGTGGATAGAGAACCTTTTCATACCGTGTTGCCTTGTTCGCAATCACGGAAGTCACAACGTAATTGTACTTGCGATGAAGAGGAGGAGGGTCCTGAGTAAACGTAGCTGCAACAATACGGCGCTTCTGTGCGGTCAGATAGTCTTGCGCGGAGTTGACCTGCATTCTATTTATACAGAGCGGAGAGAATACAGTAAAATGAGGTTCGTTCTTGTTAGCACTCACGTTGATCAGACGACTGGGTATTCGAAGGTTGTCTCAAATCTCCTCGCACAGGTCGCAACTCTTACACCGAAGGTCAAGACATTCCACTTTGGATTTCAGCGCCACCCCGAGCGCAAGAGCATGCGCAAGGTCCCCGATGGCGTTGTTGCCTATGACGCGGCTGCTGCTGAGGACCCGAAGGAGGAGGGATTTGGGTTCAACAAGATTCACGAGTACATTGAGATGGTCGGCCCCGATGTAGTGATGATCTACAATGATCCCATGATCATCGCACGTTTCATCCAGGCGATGAAGTACAAGAAGGGTGAGACGCCGTACAAGCTGTGGCTCTACGTGGATCAGGTATACAAGGGGATCGCGCAGCCGCTGATGGATGAGCTCAACAAGGCGGCTGATAAGGTGTACTGTTTCACGGATTCATGGGCGAAGACGTTCACCGAGTACGGTAGTTCGCTGGAGCCCGGTATCATTGAGCACGCGATTGACTCTACGGTCTTCTCTCGCCTACCTGCTGCGAGCCGCATCACTCTTCGTAAGAACGTTGGCCTTCCGACAGATGCGATTGTGTTCCTGAACGCGAATCGTAACAGCCAGCGCAAGCGACAGGATCTGACGATTCAGGGATTCGTTGAGTTGCTGCGTCGCCACCCAGACAAGCCGTTGTGGCTTCTCATGGTGACGGGAATTGATCCCCAGAAGGGTGCGCATTACGATATTCAGCGCATCTTCCACGCTGAGCTGCTCCGTGCGAATCTTGACCCTGTCGTCTATGGTAAGCGAATGGCGCTGATCGACACAGCTGCCCCGAACACTCTAACTGACGAGGGTATTAATCAGATCTACAACATGACTGATATTGGGATCAATACGTCTGATGGTGAGGGGTTCGGTCTCTGCCAGCTCGAGCACCTCTACACTGGTGCACCGCAGATTGTGACGGATGTCGGTTCGTATCGCACGTTCCTGCCGAGCACTGTCGCTACCTATGTTCGTCCGGGCCCGCTCGTGTACTCGGCTGCAGGTATGCCGCTTGGTCTGTCTGCTCCATCGTTCAATCCCGATGATGTGACCGATGCAATGGAGACAACCCTGTCGAAGTATACGACGATGCGCGCTGCAATCGAGGATGTTAAGTTCAAGACCTGGTCCGAAGTGTGCTCTTCTTGGCTCGATGACTTGCGCACTGCGGCTACGCCAACCAGTACTTAACTTGAGTATCGGAGATCTTCGTCCCGATGCGCAGTAATCGCTGGTTGTCCTCGAAGGCCTGACCGTCAAAAATCTCCTTCGTAACCGTGTCCATAAAATACACGATTCCTTTGATCTTCATCTTTTGAAGGGTTCGCTTCTTACGCGTCATGTTACGCAGATAGGTCTCATCAAGGTCGTCCGTCTTGCTAGACGGCTTGAACGCAAGATCCTCTCCACTTGCAGTCGTATCGAACCGCATGCATGAGATCTGCGGCTTCTCACGCGAGTGAAGCTTTCGATGGATCTCACAGTCAACAGCTGCCTGTTTCAGTAGCACTGAAATCCTCTGGTTCACCTTGTCCTTTTCATACACCTTCTCATACAGGTACTCATCTGTGGACATAAATGTTTCCGCATATGGTTCACCTTCATATCGCTTCAGCTCAACATCTGACTTGCGAACTGCAACAATGTTAGGTCCCTCTGCACCCTTGCTCTGCGTAGGTGAAATCACAGACAGGTAGAAACTAACGCGAACCGTGCGTTGATCCATCGGCAATGTGGCATGAGAACAGATACGAATTGCACGACCAATGACCTGGTCGTGACGCGCAGGAGTCCAGTGCGGCTCCATGATGTGGACGTGACGGACATTCGCTAGTGTAATACCCTCAGCACCTGAAGAGGTTGCCATCAGCATACACAGCAGCTTCTTTCCACGCTTCTCAATGCTGGTCTTCAGACTGGAAGGGAAGTTGGACTCGTAGCGGGCATTGATGATCTGACGCATCATCTCACGCTGCTCCTCCTTCTCTTCGCCTGAGAAGAAGGCATAGGCTGGCTTGTCCTCCATCTCATCTTCCTGCCACTGTCCATTCTTGTTCGTGATCTTATACGGCTGCCACCCATTTGCATCTAGGATGGCCGCAAATACACCAAGTCCTTCAAGCTGACGATACTGTGAGTAGATAAACTGGTTAGGCCAAGTATCTCCAGCCTTGCGAGTGGCCTCAATGTTGGTCAACATGCGAAGCAGCTTGGGACTATAAACTTCCAATGCCTTTGCAGACAGGTACTTCGCAGGCTGAGCCCGGAGTGCTGCTAGAATCTCTGGCTTGTCGGGCACGTCATCCTCCTTCACAACATCATCGTATGTCTTTTCAACCTTCTTGGTGATCGCCTTCAACTCGGGAGGCACTGCGAAGTTACAAGCCAACCTGGAGATCACGCGATAGGATCCACCATCATCGTTCATACTCAGCGCCTTCTTCGCATCCATCTTGATCTCCTGAAAGCGGACATCGAGATACTGAACAAACTGCTCAGGACTCATGTTGACCTTTTCAAGCATCTTCTCATCCTCTACGCGCTTCGGAATCAGCCGCTCATCTGCACCTTTGAAGTAGGAGACCAGACCCTGAATACGCTTGGAGAACAACAGTGGGTTCTTGATATTGAGACCATCTAGGAACATGTTCGCAAACTCCTCGAACTTGGTGGGCAAACATTCAAGGTTCTCACTCGTGACACGCTCCACAGCAATCTCTGCGCCAACTTCACCTGTGATCTTCTTATCCCACGACTTGACCCAATCCATTGCCAATGGAATGAACGGGATGTCCTTCTTGTATTGCACCGCAATCCGATCACCGGCCTCATTGTAGACCGAACGGAAATGAGGAGGATTGCGCGTCAAGAGCACGGTCTTCTTGACTGCATTGAATTCGATGGTGTCCACGTCAGGAAGAGCCTTGAAGGCCGTCTTCATCTTCTCTTCGTCCCATGAGGTGGCCTTTCCAAATGGAACGGTGATTCGTTCAATGGGTCCGCGCAGAAGGTTCATTAGGTATGCAATCTCGTTAGGGCGATTGATCACAGGAGTACCTGACAGACCGACAATCTTGCAGTCGGTCGCCTTGTAGACTGCATCATAGAGACGACGTGCAATCTCAGATGAGTTAACGATACGAGAAATCAAGTTGTGAACCTCGTCAATAATGACAACTGTATCGTTGAACGGGTTCTCAACGAATTCACCATCGGGTCCAGGCTTAGGTACATAGGTGTCAATGTTCTTCGAGTTCAGACCGTTGTAATTGATGAACTTGAATCTCTGAGCAATGATATCCTCCACCTGCGTATTGATGACATCCTGTGCCGTCTTGGGAAGATCCTTGTAGTTCGGATTCTCTCCAGCCACAGTGACGTAAAACTTACCCGTGCGATCAATGAATCCATCAGAGATCCCCAACGCCTTCGCTTCGGCACGGGTCTGGTCGTTGAGAGCCTTCTCACGCCAGTGCTGCTCAAGAACATAGACAGGTGCACCGCATTTACGTAGCTCGGATTTATAGTTCTCGCGCAGGGATGCTGGGGTTAGAATCCAAATAGTCTTGTAGCTCATCAGACTCTGACCAACTGCAATCGATGTACAAGTCTTTCCAGATCCAAGTCCGTGATAGAGAAGGATTCCACGATATGGTGTCTCAATCAACAGATAGTCACGAATCAGCTTCTGGTAGGGAAACAGCTCGCGAGAGTTCGACTGCTTCGTACAGAGATCCACATCCTTATCCTCGTCGTCAAGTGGATCACGGTCTTCTTTACGGTATTTCAGGAAGATGCGGGTAATGTAGTCCGCGAACGCTTTGCGGTTCGGTAGGACGAACGCCATTATCTAGTGACGCGCCGAAAATATCACGAGAGTTACTAAAGGATGTCTGAAACAAAGCAGGGCACGTTCAAGGGTACACCAGTAACAGTGACGGTGACGGGTAGCAGCTGGACCATTGTTGGTGAGAAAGTCAATGAGTCTGGCGAAGGCTTTTTCACTCTCGCAAAGCTGATTGAAGATAAGGAGCTCATCTTACCGTCTGGCGGCCGCCGCACTCGCCGTCGCAAGTACGGGAAATCTCGTCGCTACCGTAAGTAATGGAGCCACTCACACGCAAAAATCATCGCATTTGGATGGTGTCCATCTATCTGTTTCTCATGGCGGCCTTCCTGTATCTGAAGC